GAAGAATATATATGAACTTGTAGTTGAAGTAGCACCATTTGCAAGATTAAAAGTAGAAAATAAAGAAACAACCCCCGTACCCGTATTATCTTCAACTAACATATATATTTTATCAATTTGCCCACTACCTAAAACATTTGGAATAAAACCTAAAGTTCCGTAGTCATCAATGTTTGCGTATTGTTCAGTTGGTGCATTAGTTAAGAATTTTTTAGTATTATCGAATAGCCAATAAGGCGAAATATCAAAAGAAAAATTATTGCCAACTCTATATAGTTTATCAGTATATTTTAAGTAAGAATTGAAATATTGCAAAAGGTTACTATCCTCTCTTGTCGTTATATCTTCTACTACTTTATTATATGTTGAAGAAGTCGGGTCAGTATCTAAATATTCAACAGAAAAACGAACTTGCAACCATCTAGCAATATTATCGCCTTTTGAATAGTGGTCTATTAAATGTAAAGGGTGCGGGTTTATATCAGTTGTTGTAGAATTTTTATACGAACTATTATTAGAAGCCATATTGTCGGCTTTAACATAATTTTCTATAACATTTCTAATATTAAACATTCCCACCCCTGAAGCATTAGGCGTTGTTTTAAATGTGCCAACTAAATGGGTGTTGCTGTTTGGGTTTGGTGGTGTAGTCTCGCTTACATGAATCTTTGCTATAAATTTAACTCTTGATTCACTTGATACTGCCGGAGTGTTTGCTACTACAAAAATGAAGTCTTGCCCAACGGGTTGCGGATTGCCTATTACTATTGGTGCTTGTTCTATTACTGTTACTGCCATATTATTTTACTGTTATTATACTGTCTATTATATCACTTTTCAATGCTCCTAACAACTTTGAGTTTAATTCTTTAACACCTAAACCTAAAGGTTTTTGAAAAAAACTTATACCTTGTATTCCTTTAATTTTAATACTTCTAGCTATTAAAAAAACCAAGCTTTTTCTTTTTATAAATCGGCCGCCCTTATCTCTTGGTGCTACCCCTTTTTTAACTACCCATTTGTCTAATATGCCGCTTGGCGGTTGTTTGTTAGTATATTTATAAGGACTTGAAACCGTCTTGTTATTAAAATCTTTGTATTTTCGTTTTGTTTTGTTTCCTGAAACTCCTTTATCTACATAAGTACCATAACTATTCATAAAAAATTGCACTATAAAACTATCTGCTGTTTTTACAACTTTAAATTTAATAGAGTTTTCTAAATTAGTGCCACCACCTTTTGCTTTTTGCAAGTTGCCTTTAGCTCTATTTACAACTTGTTTCCCAAAACTGTTTAGATAATTTTCTATGTTTTCAGTTTTCATTATACACTAGCTACAAATATTTCTACATCTACATCATCAGTTGAACGTGGCCTTACTTGTATGCTTGTAATATCTTCAAGCGTAGGAAAGTTAGGAGTTGTGTCAGCTTCAGCTATTGCTGCTGTATCTGCTTGACATAATATATGTGAAGTTCCCGCTGTCATTACTACTTGGTAGTTAGTGTTTTCAGTTACAATAGCAATATCCATAACTGCTGAATCACTTAAATTTGTAACTCTAATATATTTACAATTCTCTAAATCTAAAGCCCCCGCACTACCATATACGTTGCTGTTGAATGTTGCTATTGTAGTAGTATTAGAGTGAGGGCAAGTTACTACCCTTTCAAAAGTATCTGTAATACTTGCTACGGTTAAGCTGTTTGATGAACCTCGTAAAGCCCCATTAATTGTTACGGATTCGCTTATTGTTACTGTTAAATCTGCCATTTTTTTATTTTTTATCTATTTGTTTTAATTTATTTATTGCCCAATTTATACCGCTAGAACCACCCCAAGCGTCCCACATTAAACCACCACAACCTTCTGAATAAGGGACATCTTTGTTTTGTTGATGTCTTTTAAATGATGCCATTCTTGCTATTGTATCACGACTAATAGGTTTTCTATCTGCTAACTGTCTTGCCCTTGTCCAACCTACTCTTGTTCCGCAATCACTCCCGTTTTCTTCTTTATACTTTATTGCTTTTTTAGCATTATTACTAGCGGATTGAGGGTAGTCAGTATATGACTTTAAGTTTATGCTTATAGCTTCTAGCTTTTCTATTACATCTTCATAACTCATAGCTTTATTGTTATTTTTGGTGGTATTATTTGTATTTCTATTTTCCATATCTTAAACTTAAACATTAATATCCCGCACCTAAATCTGTTACCGGTATCAGGTCGCCACTTTCATTAGCACAAGTATTAAAATCATTCATTACTCTTATACCCATTGTAAAAGTCCAACCGCAAAGCAAGTTGTCAAATCTTTCTTGAAATGGCTCTATTGTGAATTGGTCTTGTGCAAAGTATAAAGGAGAATTTACGTCGTTTACTCCTAATACTGATTGCCTTGAACTATGTCTTAATAAACCAATAAAATCTGTACAAATTTGTAGGGTTTGATTCCATACTTGTTGCTCATTGTTTTTAGGGTCAATTAATTTAGTTAAATCTGCATTTTGTTTAGTTTGCCAATTTTCTTTTTCGCTTACAATATCACATATAAATAATTGAAAATTGTATATCAGTTCAGCTTCGCCCGTAGTTACGTTTACCGGGTTTATGTGAAGTAAAGGCAGCTTTTCCATTTTCTCTAAATTAATATCAAATATGTCGCCTACTGAAACTGTTGTTATTTGTTGGTGGTATTCTCCCAACCTACACAAAGTTCCGATTACGTTGTTATATGTTTTATTTACTACTGCCATAAGTTTTTACTTTATTTTGCGTGTTTAAATCTGTTTCATAACTTAACCAAGTAAACGCTTCTAAAAGGTTTAGCTTAGTTATTTTTTCCAATTTTGAAATATCAGCATTACACAATCTATACATTACCCCAAAGTAGCCCCACTTTTCTGCAAAAGATTCGGTTGCGATTGCGTCCTCATTCCCTTCAGCTTGTCCGTCAAAAATGATGCTGAACTCGCTAACAATACGTTCACGAAACCCCAAAAAAAAACCAATGCTGATTGCACTTCTACACTTGACATCTTTTTCATTTGCTCGGCTCGTATGGCTATATTACCATCATAAGCTTCAATAGTATAAATTCCACTATCTGTTTCTTCTACTATTGGCCGATATAATATTGACATTATTTCGGGCATATTATTTTCTATCTTAGATTTTATAAAGGTTTCAATATCTGCCCACTCACCAAGAGTAATATCATCTAAATTAGGGTGAAACCCGTACCTTTTACCATCTATTTCAATTACTTTTTTTAAAGAACTATTTTCTTCTTGCTGCAATTCTGCTAATAAACTCATTAAACGCGAAACATCTTTAAGTGCTAATTCGTTTATCAATTTTTTAGGAATGTTAGATAAAGTTGCTATTGTTTCTTGTGCTTCTTTACTCTTTGTAAGTTTGTGAAAGCTCATTAGCTTTATCCACTTTTCAAGAGTTACATCTTCCCAACTAGTAATTAATTTAAAATTCTTTACCTTCCCCTTCTTCTTAATCTTTACATTCATATATTAATATAATAGAAATATTTTTATTTTATTTTTTTATGTATATTTGCTGCTCATTTTAGTTTTATACTCCCCCCACAAATTTCATTTTCTCTTTTGTCGTTTTCCTAGTGGGGGGTTTTTTTATTGCACAAAATACTTACCCGCATTAGGATTGTCTAAGTGGTATATAATATTATAACGCACTCCGTCCAATGCGTGATTGTAATTATCTACATACAATTTGCTTCCTTTATCTGCATAAATATAATTGTTCAACTCTTTTGCTATATTAGTTGATTCAGGCGTTATAACAATTTCAAAATCTTGCATACGGGTTACGCCACTTTCAATAGTTCCTTTTTTTACCGGTTTAATGTTTACTCCCAAATGTTTTAAGTCTGCTATAAGTCTTGGTTCTGCACTATCTGCAATAATCAACTTCTGACCTACTTTATCTAATGTTATTTGTGCTAGTTCTTGCGACTTTAAACCATTCTTGTAAATATGCTCTTTTAAATATATCTTTTTTTTCTTTTTATCAATAGCTACTTCTGTTAAACTGTCCGGGTCAACACTAAACCCAAAGTCCATTCCACAAGAAGTTTGTAGGCCATCAGGGTTAAATTCTCCAATACTCCAATTATCAAATACTACACCATCTGCTCTATCAAGCCAAGAACCTAGTATTCTATGCTGATACTTTTTAAAATTATTATGCTTTATGCTCTTAATACGGTCTAGGAAGCTCGTAGAAAGGTTTTCTTTGTTGTCTAGGTATGTACTGTGTATATAGCATACATTGTCTTTAACGCCATTAAAACCTGCTTCAACGCCTTTGTCCTCAAAAAACCTTTTGTATATCCAATGCTCTTTAGTTACCGGGTTAAGTATAAGTATTATTCTGTTTTGTATATTCTTTTCTCTAATACTTAAATCAATAGTGTCAAAAATATCTTCATCAATTAATTCTTCTGCTTCATCTAATACCCAACAGCTAATACCTTGTAATGACTTTAAACTAGCAGTTTGGTTACCCGCCGAAGTTTTAATACCTCTAAACAGTATATCAGATTGGTTGCCTAAGTTTACAACCTCAGCTTTATTTAC